TAGACAACATAAACGAGACTCTGAGATGTTAAGCCAAGCAATACAGGATCTAACAGTCCGTTCCTAGCTCCTCCATTATCGTAGACATGTATGAAGAGTGCGAAATGTGCGGTAAGGAATCCCTCTTTGGGAATGTTTGTGACGATTGTTGTCAGGGGATAGCATGGGACATGGGACTCTCAGACACGGTTTCCAAAGAGTATCTGGAGCGGGAAGACCCTTAACCACATAAGTCATTACTGGAAACACTAGGATGTAAGGTCTAGGATGTAAGGGTGGGATGTAGGCTTTAGGATGTAATGGTTGATAGATATCTTTTAGCCCCCACCCACACGGGTTCCCCGGTTCCGGTTGGTTTGCGCTGAACTGTTCAGTAACCAGTTCCAAACCTGCCCACCAGAAATGCCCTAGCCCTGGGGAATTCCCAACAGAATCAGCCACATAGGGGCGAGAGCGTGACCCTGCACGGGTTCAGGCCCCCAGTAATTGGCGTAAACAGGCCGCTGCAGACCCCCCCCGGCCCCCTTTTTATTTTTTCAAAGACTTGGATATCCATCCCAAAATCACATCCCAGAATTCCACATCCATAAGCAATAACTGATGGACTTCCAGATGTTGGACCAATACGTTCACGAGGTTTGTAAGCAAACCAAGTGTTTCATGGGGGGAAGAGGAGAGTGGATCGTATATTTGGACGGAGTGATTTACGCAAAAATAATCCCAGAAGATGCCATTCAAAAGCAAGAAACAAAGAGCCTACCTGGCGATAAACGAGCCCAAGATATACAAAAAGTGGAAGAAAAAGTACGGGATCAAGAGACCTAAACAGGTTAGAAAAGCGTGAACTATTGGGATGATGTAGGGTTTCCGTATCCTCAGAGTGATCGCTGGAAAACCCCGTATGGTGTAAGGGGGGCAAAGCGGTTTGTCGCTCAAGAGGGGCAGGGGTTATTACGTTCTCCAGACCGTCGCGGACAGCAGTTAGCAGCGGAACAGGCCAGAAGAACATACCAGGGCTTGCTAGCGAGAGATATGATCGGGATAGAGCCCTATGCCTTATGGGCTGGTCGTGCGACGCAAGACCCGGACGTAGGCTTCCAGCTAGCGCCGATGGATGTAGTCCCTGCGGGAGCTATCGGCAAGGGGTTAGCCGGACTCATCGCCGCAGGTACAGGGGGATTGTTAGCAAGGCAGCTTATGAAGCAGCCCGTCAACCGCTCCAGTGTGAGCATGATGGGCTACCACGGTGGTCCTACAAAGTGGGCACCGGAACCAGATGCACCACTAGGCCGTCCGAGACTAGAGAAGGTGGGGACGGGTGAAGGCGCACAAGTTTACGGGCATGGTTTCTATGTTGCGGAGAATCCTAAAGTAGCGGGGGAGTACAAGGTAGATTTAAGTCGTGGATTGCCTACTGTCGAGTACAAGGGAAAGCTCCTCCCAGCAAGTACGGGGTTGTATCAAGGTTTGGAGTTTGAAGACAAGGCCGCCAGAACTTTGGCTCTTTGGGTGCGTGGTGGTGGTTCTGTAGAGCAGTGGAAGCGTATAGAGATCGAGCGGCTTCTTGCGTCCAATGCTAGACATGCGGGTGATGATGAGCTTGAGCGGCTAATCGTCGCCGCCAACAATAGCGAAATTGCGGCAATAAAGGCGGTTGATCCATCCCAGATAAAGCACGTTGAACCCGGCCACCTCTACAAGATGGACGTGCCGGACGCTGACGTGGCAAAGATGCTGGACTACGATGCGCCGCTGAGTCAGCAACCTGTTGGCGTATTAAGAATACTGGAAGAATCTGGAGTTATTGACGCATTACGCAATAAATCAAATACTGCTAGAGCAAGCATCGATGCAAAGTTGAAAGCCGCAGGCAAGCCACCACAACGATGGTCTAAGCAAGTGGAAGACTTTGAAGGTCGTGCCGCTTATGAGCAACTATCTGTGATGTTGGGTGGTGATAAAGCCACATCAGAATACCTCGCCTCCAAAGGAATCCCCGGTCTGAAATATCTGGACCAGGGTTCTCGTCCCTTTCTAGGTGTAACACCTAAAACGCACCATATAGGTAGAGATGTCTCGGGTCGATGGGGTTTTTACGGTAATGAAAGCGGTTATTTTGATGCTGATCTTCCATTATTCAGTAAAGAAGCCGATGCGGCGGCATGGTTGAGGGGTGAAAGAGGCACCCGCAACATGGTCATCTGGGATGATGACTTGTTAAAACGGATAAAGGTTTTGGAGCGGGATGGGGTTAAACCTGAGATCGTGCCAGGTGTCCCGCGAGGCCAGGAGATGGTTGTCACGCATAACCTAACCCCCGAAAACCTTGCTCATGCAGAGCGCATGGGTGGAATACCAATGCCAAGTTTAGGTGTTGCTAAAACAGGGCGACCGATAGAGGGGTACGGGGATATCGTGTTAATCGGGGACAAGCAGATGGCAAAGTCCAGTGCTAGGAATCCTGTGGCCCCTGCTGACTCTTACACGGTGAGGTATCCAAAGGTTCTGCAAGATATCAATAAGGACTCAAGAGCGGATGCTTTGGAGCTTTTTACAGCGCCAATAAGGGAAATCGATCCCAAGTTGGCGGATGAGGTGTTATCTAAGCCTTGGCGACTGTATGACGAGCTAGGTGAGCTAAGACATTACTGGCCTGCCCGAGCGTTATACCTAAAAGACATCGGGCGTGAGGATGTATTACGGAAGGCGTTAAAGCGGTATCAAAAAGAAAAAGAATCCATGAGTCGTGTGGGACGGGATCGCGGGTATGTTCTTGATCAGGAAATATCCGATGCGGGTCTTGATCAAGGTTGGTACAGCTACTCAGAAAATCTAGTAGATCGTCTGCGCCAATCGGGTGTGCGTATAGATGAGAGAATTTTCAAGGGTTTTACTCCGGCAGGTAATAGACGTTACGCGGCCCACACGCTTGATAACGTGATGAAGGAGATGCGTTGGGAGGCAAGAGATGCGTATCACGGTGCAAGTATTTATGGGATGGGTGCAATAAGGGCAAGGCTTGCCCCTCGGTTTAAGAACCTTAAAGCAGTTGTTGAGGCCCGTGGCAGGTTGGTTGGTGATGATGAGTTTAAGAAGGCAAAAGAAGAAATTGAAACCGCATTTATTAAACTTTCTGAAAAACTGGCAAAACACCGCAAAGGTTACGATCCTAAAGATTTCGGAATGCTTGACCGTGTTGGCGAGGATTTAATCGACTACTCAAGACGAGGTAGGCGGGGATTGGATGATTTCTATGATGATGTCCCTGAAGCCTTGTTGAAAGAGATGGATGAACTTGTAACGGCAATCAAGAAAATGCCGACTGAGTATTTTGAGATAAAACCTAATCGCGTTGTTCAGGTGGATGAATTCAGCGGTGCGCTTGTGCCTGATGATGTAAGTGAAGATGTTATTGCGCGGCTTAATCGCATGGGCGTTAATAGAATCGAGAAATACTCTAGGCCAAGCATGACAAGTAAAAGCGGAAAGTCCAAAGCTCTGGATAAGTTTCAAGATATGATGTTTGGTGTTGCACCTTTGGGGTTAATTGGTTTGGAAGAAGATAGGGAAGGTTTGTTGAGATGAAAACAGAAATGCAGGCCCAATTTGTGGAGTTCTTCTGCCTGACAGGCAATGCCACAAAAGCGGCCACAATGGCAGGGTATTCCGAGAAAACGGCCTACGTTAAAGGCTGCCAGCTAAAGAAGCAGTTTGCCCGTGAAATCGCGGAGCAGACTCAGCAGATGATCGTCGACTCTATCCCAGGAGCTCTATCCCAGCTTAAAAACCTAGCGGAATCGGCACAATCAGAAAGTGTCCGGTTAGGAGCGGTCAAGGACATTCTGGACAGGGCAGGTCTGAAACCTGTGGACCGTGTAGAACAAACCAACATAGAGGCGCAGTCTACGGATGAGCTGAGACGGGAGTTGGAGTTGCTGATGGGGGTAGAGGAGATAGAGGCCCCTGGGACGCTCAACTGAACCAAAAAGAACTCGCCAGAACCGTTGAACTTGTAAAGGAGATTAAAAAGCGGGAGCGATTCAACAAGATCGACCTGTTTGACCCCTATCCTTTTCAGGCGCGTTTCTTTGAAACAGGCGCACACGCTTATCAACGGTTGTTAATGTGTGGTAACCGTTGCGGAAAAACAGCCTCTGGCGCAACGGAGATGGCCTATCACCTCACTGGCCTATATCCCAAATACTGGAAAGGGCGCAGGTGGAGGAATCCGATAGCTGCCTGGGCAGGGGGTGCGAGTAATGAAACGACAAGGGACATCGTACAAGCAGAGCTGTTAGGCAATCCTGACGATTACGACGCCTGGGGTAGTGGGATGATTCCCAAGCATCTCATCGTCTCATCCGAACGCAAGCCCGGTATTCCCAACGCCAAGTCTGTTGCGGTGATAAAGCATGTTTCCGGCGGAAACAGCACGGTCCACTTTAAGGCGTATGAACAAGGTGCAGAGAAATGGATGGGCCGCTCTGTGGACGTTGTTTGGTTGGATGAAGAACCGCCGAGGGATATTTATTCCCAAGCCGTTACAAGAACCCTTTCTACAAAAGGCATGGTTTATATGACTTTTACCCCGGAAGCTGGGATGACGGAAACGGTTGCGGCCTTTATGAATGACTTAAAGCCGGGGCAGAGTTTAAGCACGGCCAGTTGGGATGATGCGTCCGAGAAAATAAAAACGACGGTTCACGGCACTCCAGGGCATCTGTCAGAAGTCGTGATGGAACAGATCCTGGCCTCGTATTCCCCCCATGAGCGGGAGATGCGGAAGTATGGCCGTCCCTCTATCGGGAGTGGTCTTGTCTTCCCCATACCGGAGGAGAAGATCCGGTGTGATCCTTTTACGATTCCCGACCATTTCACAAAAATCTGTGGATTGGATTTTGGGTGGGATCATCCAACGGCAGCAGTATGGATAGCGCATGACCGGGACGAGGACATTGTCTATGTTTACGATTGTTACCGGCAGGCCAAGCTACCACCCCAGGCACATGCCACCGCAATCAGAAGCCGGGGCAATATCAACGTAGCGTGGCCGCACGACGGCAACCGTAAAGACTCCATGGGTAACCCCGGACTTGCGGACCAGTACAGAAATCAAGGGGTACAAATGCTCCCCTTTCATTTTGAGAACCCTCCGGCGTTAGGAGAAAAGAAAGGCGGCAACTCTATCGAGGTGGGTCTGATGGAAATATTCCAACGTCTGGAGAGTCAGAGGATGTTTGTCTTTTCCACGTTGGATGACTTCTGGCAGGAGTATCGGATGTATCACCGAAAAGACCAGAAAGTCGTTCCCCTGCACGAGGACGCAATGAGTGCTTGGCGCTATGCAGTCCAATCAGTGAGATTTGCAGATGTAGAAAGCAATGAAACGTGGTCCCGTGAAATCAAATACCAAAACTTAGGCAGCGTATAAATGGCAAAAAAAATAACCGATGAGGATCTGATTAGCCTCATAGGTGAGCATACAAC